GTAAATCTAACCTCAGGTGGTAGGTCTGAGTTTAATGCTTGAGCTAAAGCTTGATTGTCTTGAATTAATATTTCTTTATTAGTTTTAGCTATATTTAAAGCAGTTTCATCTGTTACTTCAGACATTGTTGTTCTAGGAAGTTCATATACAATATTATTTCCTTTAGAATTTCCTGTTGATAAATCTTGAAGACTCTCTACAATATATGTTATAGGATTACCACTACTGTCAGTTGGGATACCTTGGGTTGTTGAATCATAAACAGAATTTATTAATGAATTAGCTGCTGACTCATATTCATTTGATCCTGGGGGTAATTGTATACTATCTTCTATCCCCCCATTAAAATTTCTAAATATACCAAAAACATCAGCACCCTTACGTTCAAAAGTAATTGTACTTCCATCACTAATTTTATATATAGGTATACTCATGTTGATTGGGTTGGGAATTGAGGTAGATAAAATATGCCATCAAAAGAAAATCCAAATCTGTTACCTTCTTCTCTCATTGTGGCTACAGCACTGTCTACAGTGTATGTGACAGTACTAAATTTTCTTTCTCCTATTAATCTTAAATTATTTCTAACATCAACATAAATAGTATCTTCTTCTAATCTTCCTAAGTATGTGTAATCTACAATTATAGGTTCAGGAGGTATACTTATAAGATCAGCTTTAATTCGAGTATATTGATCTTTAGCGTACTTATTATCATCTGCATTTACTCCATCCCAAGATACATCTCCTATTCTATTTATAAAGCCTAATGTAATAATAGGTTTTGGGAAATTAGGATTTGTTTCCTCAGCGTAAAGAGTATTAATTTTATTATTAACATAATTTTCTAACTCTTTAGCTCTAGCCTCAGCTAATGATCCAAGAATAGAAAAATCTTTATTTGTTCCTTCATTATCAACATTAGGTACTTGGGATTCTGATGATTCTATTTCTAATTTAACATTATTTGGATTGTTTTTAGCAAAAGTATAAGCATCTTTAATTTCAATATCTATAATACTTTGTGTCTCTGGGGGGAGTGAAGTAATTTTATATTTACCTGATGAGTATTTACCTACTAAATCTAGAATACCTCCTTTTATAGAATCAATATATTTAGTTAATGACGCTGTAGTTTGTGGGTTTTTAATTGATTTTAACTCAAGGCCAGATTTTGAGAATGTAATTGTTACTAAAGTAGGATCAATAGGTTTTTCAAGAGTAATTAACCACTTACCTTCTGGGTTGGTAGTTGTAGATGTTTCAACATCAGGACCTGTAAGTGTTATTTTTACTTCTTCTAATGCTTGTCCGTTTGTGTCAAAAACTTGTCCTAGGAATTGATTTGGCATGATTATACTGTTTTAACGGTTTTAGATAATAAATTTTTACTAGTAACTATATTTTTAATATCTTTACTTAATGTTTTAGTAGGTTGAGCTATTGTATTTAAGGATATAATTAATGCTCCTGTACTATCTGTAGCTACTGAGAGTGCATTTCCTAGTGTGTCTAAGAATGTAGATATGCTCATTAGTACTTTATTTAAATTATCACCTAAAACTAAAGATTGAATTTGAAGTTCATCAACACCTATAGCAGATCCTAAATATACTATTGGGGCGGATATAGATATTTGTTTTGCTCCATCTATTCCAATTATGTCATTAGATGTTAAATGCATTGATTTTTCTGAGCTTAGAATTATAGAGTCAGATTTAGCATTAAATACTAAACGTCCTGAGTTTAATGCTATTTGGTTTCCTTTATATTGGGAAGGAGAAGTAGGTATAGATGATGTAGCTTTATCAAAAGAATCATTAATATTACTAACAGTAAATAAAGGTAATTTTTGAGTAGATGTAAGATAAATAGATGAAGCATCATTATTTATTTCTTCTAAACGAGGTATCCATGGTTCTTTAGGATCAGATCCTTGGCCATTTCTTAAAATAGTAATAGGATCACCATTATCACCAACAGAAGACCATTCATTAGGTATATTAGCATCAGTAACAGTTGAACCTAATCGTATTGAATTACCCCATCTACCTTCATATATTATATCACCTTCATATGGTAATAAAGGATATGTATTTATTTTTTCTTTAAATGTTGTACCTAAATAGACATCAGAACTATTATCTGTAATTTGGCGAAAATTACCATCAGTTGTGTTTAGATAATCGTCCGCTATATTTTGAGTAGCAGCTTGTTCTACTGTGGGGATACCATTATGGTGTTGACTATTCCATATATTGATAGGAGGTAAATAGTAAGGTATTCTCTGTAATGGTTTTTCTAATAATTCATTACTAGGTAAATATAGTATATATACTATTTCATTAATTAATGGATAATTTTTTATATTTGCTTGAATAGGGTAAGCTATTGGTTGGTCAGTATTAACTACAAGATTTCCAGTATAACCTAGGGGTACTTGATTAACTATATTTGTTGTGAAAAATATTATACCAATACTACTCCATTCACCATATGTTGGAAATTTAGGGTGAGAGTCGTCTAATATAATATCTACTACTCGAGCAGGTGTAACCCCAAGACTTGAGAATTGGGCTGAGTCACTAAAGATTGGTGAGTTATTATTTGTAGAACCAAAAGTAATTTGAGTTGCCATTATTCCTCTGTCTTAAATTTATCTATTTCGGCTAATAATTGTGCTTTTTCATCTTCGGAAATACCAAATCCACCACCTTCGCCCGATGTATTATTCATAATACGTTGGATAATAGTAGCCATTTTGATTAGTTGTTCATCGTTTTTAACACTTATTTCTAAGTATTCCTTGATTAAAGGAACAATAAGAGTAGCATCACCTATACTTTCAACAAGCGGTTTTAACTCAGATATTAGGGCAGATATTTGCCTATCTTTTTTCTGTTGATTAGTATAAATCTCCTCTAATATGTCGGAGAATTTTTTCTTACCAAATACAACATTATCCAATCCATTCATAGTATTTTATTTATAAATATGAATATCAGAAATTTGTATACCCGTTTTCTAGATAGAAATAATAATGCTGTTTAAATATATCATATAACTTATTAGCTATCTTGGTGATTTTAGGCGTTTTAGCGTCAATAATCTCACGAATGTATATATACAATGCTTTTTTATTAAATATATCAATATTCTCACGTTTACGAAACAATTCTAATATTGCATCCGCTATTTGAGCATCAATTTCTTTAGGAAATAAAGTATAAATATTTGTAGTACAATGTGTTATATATTCATCTAAAAAATTAGATAATCTATCATGTGATGATCCTTCGTCTATGCGATATGAAAATTGTTCATTTGATTCAATCTCCTCAATAGGTGCTTTATCAACTCGTTTCTTATAGTTTTTAGTATTAGTAATAATTAAGTAACGTTTAGCAATAGTACCAAAATAAGAAAATGCTTTTGCTCCTCTTTCTGGGTTAAATAAATGGATTTTAGAAAGTAAGAATGTTATTACCTCATGTTGTAAATCCTGGATGTTGTCTACCTCAGTATAATAAAATTTAAAGGTATGGATAATATTTTCGGTTAGTTTAAAGAAAGCATAATGAATACGTTCACGATATATTTTATCCTTTAACTCAAAATCTGTAGTATTATTGTATTCTACTATTGCATCTTCAGTATCTTGGGTAAAATATTGGGTTTTTTTCTTTTCTTTCACCTCGATCATAAATCTTTAATTTTAAACACATTTAGTGTTTCTTGGAGTTGTTTTACTGATTGAAAGAAGAAACCAATTTCATCATCTGATTCAAATGATCCTTTGTGATCTACTTCTTTTAATTTCTTATCTGATAATTCAATTATATCTGATATTTTGTTTAGGTATATTTGGTACGATGCAAGAATTTCATCTTGTAGTGTAATTATATCTTCTTGTTTTTCAATTTTCTTAAGAAGATTAAAGGTCGTAAATCCTAAGATTACGACCAGTATCCCTAATACTATAGATAATGTTATCATAGATTATTTAATAAATTCATTAAACCTTCACTTTGAACATTAGATAATGTTTTAGTTTTAATTGTTTGTTTAGGTGCTTTAGTAGCAGTAAAATTATTTACTTTCTTAACTTCACCTTTAAATTTAGGTAACCATTCACGTTCAAATTCAATACGAGACGCCATTAAATCAGCCTGGTGGATAATAAAAGGTAACGATGTGCGAGGGCGTTGTTCTGGTGTCCAAGCCATTAAGTATTTTTTATTACCATCATCATATAAACCATCATGAGTTTGGATAGCAATCATCTCATTAAATGAGTACTGGATACCATTAGACTGGAGTAAAAATAATCCTCTATCTGGTACTGAGGCAAATGCTAATTTACTATTAAAGGTATAATCCTCACCTAATTTATCCTTACGCCATTGGTCAGTCTGAGGGATATATGATTCATGTTCTTCATCTCCTATTTTACCTAAATCATGGTTTAGGGCTGAGAATACTAATTCTTCTTTAGTATAAGTAGATTCATCTACTCCCATCTCTACCCAAACATTATTTAATTTAAGAGCACAATCTACTACTCGTAATATATGATCAACATAACCACCTGGGAAGGCATTATGATATTCTTTCTTATATGATGCGGGCATCATCATAATACGTTCTGAATGTCTAGAATATAAATCAAGTAACTGTGAACGGCGTGGTTCACTGATGAATACTTTAATAGTCTCCTCTAGATCCATCCAGTTATTCTGGATTTGTTCAGCAGTTAATTTCATATTAGTTATACATTGTAGGTTCTGATTCGACAAATAAACGAGTTTGTTCGATTATGTCTTTTAATTTTTCAAGTCCTTCCATATATGTTTCTAATGGTTGTTCTTGTTTAACAATAAACCCTAATTGGTTAGCAATGCTATCTAGTTTATCTAATTGGTGTAATACGTTGTCTTTGTTTTTCATAATATTAATTTTTAATGTTTTTATATATCGTATTCCTATGTCTCACATTCTTTTTTCCCTTACTCTCAAAACCCGTGATTATAATATAGAAGAAAATTAAATAAGCGCCAAGTTATCCTTAAAAGAAATTTAAGACTTTTTGGATAAAAGCACACTTTTCATATTCTTCAACCTCTTCAAAATATCTAAGACTTTTACTTAACGCCCTAAAGAATACAGGATCCGAATATTCTTCTATACATTCGACATGAACTGGGTTGTCTAAATCTAATTTCTCTAAATGTTCAAATGCTCTATTATATACCATACTCTCCCCCGCCCTCTTTACATCATCCGTATCTAAATTCTCATTAGAACTATTAAAAAACTGGATTAGTTGTTCACTGAATGTTTCATAATTATAGATTAATTTTTTAAACATCCCCATATATACTACAGGGTGCTCAGATAAATCGATATAAGCAGCATTATCCCCCTTATCTTCAGAGTCAAATAAATCAAATATCTTCTTTATATCCATATATATAAATATATAGAAAAAAAAGAAAACGGCACGAGGCCGTTAATTTATCCTTTTAATAATTGCTTAATATGTCGAGTTTTTAATTCACTAATTTCATCTTCTAAACGCTCTATTCGTCTAGATAAAGTATAAAGATAAGTAATTGATAAAACTGTCTCAATAAGTAAAATAACTGTTAGTAATAACATAATAATAAATTTAGTGCGCCCTACAAGATTCGAACTTGTCACCCGCTGATTATGAGTCAGCTGCTCTAACCAAATGAGCTAAGGGCGCTA